GAATCTTATCAATAATCAACTTTACTGTGTCAAAGATACCAGTTCTCTTCTCCCCTACCTTCTTAATATGACCATATTCTCTATTATCTAAATTGGCACGTTCTGGAGGCAGACTCATACAGAAGAATAATATTCTATCACGAATTTCTCCATATTTGATTCTTAAGTCTTCTCTTTTGTTATCTGGAATATCATTACTGTAGTCAAAGATCACGGGAAATACATTAGTGTTCAAATCATTATCAATTGCAGTCATATCGTATACATGTATCATTCTATCTTCACTACCAGAGTCATCATAGTCGTTATTAGTGGCAATGAATTGACCATATGATTGATAATAGAAATGACTGTAGAACTCTTCAAGTGATTCGAGGAATAACAGTGATACTCGATATAATTCGTTAAGAAGACCATAACTTTCATAATCATATGAGAACTTCTCAATATTTGTAAGAGAAACCCATGCCTCTGTCATTTTAATACCATCAAAGATGTAACTAACATTATTACCATAATTATCAATGAAATATTGATTGATCTCGGCAAAATTCAAATCGTTATATTTTGATATCTGGTTATAGTATCTTAGAATCGTCTCGTCTAAAACTGTGATTTGAGAATTGGGGTTATTGCTCTCTTCGATTACAACATCACTTTCGATAAGTTTAGTTTGTGATGTTGTTGAAAAATTAACATCACCCCACCTCAATACTAAATCTTGTACGTCACCATCAATCATATTTGGTAGAACGCCATTAGAAAGTTCTCTAATCAATTCAATTTCATGATCTTCGTCGATTAGTTCTTTTGCTTTTGATTCTAATCTTGTTAAATCTGTAAGTGATCTATAAAGAGCTTGAATTGCAACAAGAACTCTTTGTTCTTTGATATTTCTACCAAGAAAATTATAAGACATATGTTATCCTATGCTACTTCAAAGTCAGGTGGTTCTGACCATTCATTATAAAGTTGTTCGGTAAGTTTCTCAACCATTGCTTCACCTTTAGATAGGTACATATCACCATTGAGATTACCACCACCGGGAAGAGAAATACCTGTATACTTACTTCGATTCATACCAATTTGTATAAGAGATTTAGCAAAGACATAATCCTTAACCCACGAGTAGTCAAAAACCTCTTCTTCTGGACGCTTTACCCATACTAAAAAAAGAACACTACCGGCTGCTTCTGGCATCGGTAACATATATAATGTTTGTCTCTTTTCATTAATCTCTGCTCGATATGCTTTACCGTAGACAGTTCCAAAGAAATCTAACCATAAGTTAATTGTTTGGAATGTTAAAAGGTCTGGAGATCTAAAGTTCATTGCAAATCTATTAACAACCATGTTTTCAAGAGAGAATAGACGATTAAAGTTTTTCCAGTTAACAGAACTTAGGTTATCGTGGGTAACTTCACGTACCGATGTTGGTGGACGATCTAATCCACTAATATCATATTCTGACTGACCACGTTCTACTGGAAGATATAAGATTTTTTCCTCTTGAGCAAACCCCATAGCATGTTCATAGAATCTGGTTAGTGATTCATCAATGATATCATCCAATTGGTCCGGATGCAAATCTGCGGTCTTTACGATTGGCATTCCTAGTTTTCTGTGAACCCACCTAACCATATCTTCTCTAGTATTTACTTTAGACATTTTATTTCCTTTCTGTCTATGGTATTTATGATTTATAAGGGAAGATTTTACAAAATATATAGTTTGTTATAAAAATAACCCCCACTCAAGGAGAATGGGGGATTATAGAAATTAAAGTTTTCCCTCTTTAATCATCTTTAAGATCATCCATTACTAACTTTGATATGAGGTCATCACGATTGCCACTCGATGAAATGTTTCTTTCCTTACACATATCTTTTAGTTCCAACTTTCTAAAGGAACAGTAATCAACAGGTGCTTTATACTCTTCCTCTGCTTCATCATCCACTTCATTCATCCAATTTTCTTCAACTTCTTCAACTTCTTCCTCAACCACTTCCTCTTCTGGTTCAGGAACCACTAGTGCTTGAGGAGGAATACCTTTAGATTCATATTTTGCGAGTGGGTCTTCTCTTGGATCAGGCAAAGGTTTCTTTTTAATAACAATTTTAGTCTTTGTTTCTTTTATTTTTATAACTTGTTCAACTATCGGTTCTTTACCAGTTATTAATGCTTTTACCTTTAGTGGTTTCTTAATAATAATTTCACTAATGGTTTCAAATGCAGCATAACCAAGTGTTTTCGTTACTTCGGAGTCTGGAATAGTGAGGTGATCTCCGGGTCGCACAACATAACTATATTGCTTTCCACTAGAAATCCAATTTAATCTCTTCTTGCTTGAACCCAAATATTTTAATACTACCATTTTATTTCCCCTTTTTCTTTTCTAAGATTCCTTTGATGATTGCATCTGCGGCACTCTCAAATATATTCTCTGATACAACTTTATCCTTTTCTCTTTTTTCCTGTCTCTTCTTCTCTTGGGATTCTTTCTCTTTGAAAGTAACTAAGAGTTCTCTAGTACCATCAGGAAGAATCTTACTCTTCTTACTTTTAGGTGGAATGGCGTTTACATATTTTCTTATAGTTTTACCATTCCAATCTCTCTTCTTTTCTTTATCACTCTTATTGGTTTTGGGTTTTGCTTCTTCTTCCATCTGCCCGCCACCATCTGTACCCTTAGATCCTACCTTTGGAGATCCGGGTTGTATTTCTAAGGTATCGGGATTATATTCTTCTTCCTTTTTCTTTTGTATCTTCTTTTGTTCATCAACCTGTTCTACCCAAATTGGTTTACAGGTATCCCAATTACGATCTGAGTTGTTAGCATCAAATGGATCACCAAAGGCTCCGTATACGGTATCAGTATCTAGTTTAGACTTTCTGATAATAGTATCAATTGCCTTACGAAGAGTCTTTGCTGTATCCATATCACCACGAACATTAGAAAGAACCCAATAACGTACAGTCTCACCAAGAGGACCATTAACCATATGTCTAGATCTCTTAATAGAATTCTGGTCAACAGCATCGGGTCTAACTATAGCATTAGTTTCTGGTGCTTCTGGAGTCTCTACACCAACAAGATCATCTTCTTGGGCAACTTCATCTTCACTAGACTTACCATCACAATCATTACGATCATCTTTCTGACTTACAACCTCACCCTCAGTCTTTACAGTTTTATCAGCATCATCTTTACTCTTTTTGACATATACATCATCTTTACCACCACTAGTTAATCTTTCTCGAAGATTTATGGATAAAATCTCCTTAAAGTCATCCTTCTTAGAGATAAGAGTTTTATCATTCGATGCTAAGTCTACACCATGAGCAATTGTTTGTGAGATATCTTCAGCAATCTTTATGCCCTTTTCGGTAGCAGAGTAACTATCATCATCTTTAATATTAATCTTTTCCACAGTAGAGTTGATCTTTGGTCTTATAGACTTTAGCAAATCCTGTGTTTCTGAACTTAGTGAACCTTCAACGCCCTTCGCTAAATTCTCTCCAGCAACATTACCCGGTCCTATTCCTAGTGCAGCTGCTCCTAATTTAGCAGCCACCCCTCCAGCTTTCCTTACAACCTTTTGTGCGGTAGATGGTTGTGCTTTTTTGGAAATCTTAACTACAGCATCAAAAATAAAGTTCTCAACTTCTGTTACAATTTTTTCTGCTGCTTTTTGGTCTACCACAAATCCTTCGGCAGCCTCAACACCTTCGCTAATTTGCGTCCCGATGGAAATTTCACTAATAAAGTTCTTAAAAGCATCAACATCATCTTCACTATCAAACTCTCTAGATTCTTTATCTGCTCTACTTCTATCAACCTCATCATCGTTCTTAGTTGCATCTACATAATAGACATACTTATTGGAGTTCTTAACCTTTTTCTTTTTGATAACAATATTATAATCAGTATCAGAAATACTAAAACCAACAGTTATCTTATTAGCAACTTCGAAATCTGAATCTACTGGAAGGACTTCTTTTGCTATCTCTATTTCTTTATCAGTAAAGATTAGTGCTTCATCCTCACCCCTATATTCAACAGAATCCGTTCCTCCAATACCATCTTCTGGAGCATCTAGATCCAATTCGTCCTCTGGATCATCTACGGGTTCATCAACTGGATCTTCTGGATCTATCTCATCTTCTACTGCTTCTTTCTTTAACTTAAGTTTTTCTTCAACCTTAAGACTCAAAGAATCAACTAACTCTTTTGCTTCTTGGAAGTTATCATCACGAATGTTTTCTTCAAAATCAATCTTAAGTTGTTCTGCTACTAACTCAATATATGAATTAGGAAGATCATTTTTAGTCATCTTTTTAGCACCACGAGTAGCAACTTTTCTAAAATAATCTAATGCTCTTTCTTCGTCATAAGAGTTAGGTCTTTTAAACTTTACTCTTTTGATAAGATGATTAAGGGATTCTCTAGAGAGATACTGCTCAAACATCTCCTCACTCTTCTCTGTGATGAATGTATATAGTTTGGCAGATGTACCACTAAGTTCTTCCTTCAACATCTTTCTATCATCTTTATCTAATGACTTCTGTTTTGGATTCTCACCAGTAGTAGGATCAGTTACAGGGAACTCAAGGTTCTTAGGAACAGGAGTCTTTGCTGCTGCTTCTTTTCCCATACCTACAATATCTTCTGTGTCTGCTGATTCAATCTTAATAAGAGGAACATACTCTGCAACCTCGTTACGATCCCAACTATACAGTAGAGCAGACTGATCTTTGATATCCTTAGGTGCTGTTTCGTCTGGATTCCAAGGACCAAGACTGATGAAGTCACCAATAGTCCATAGATCCTTTTTCCATATAACAATTTGACCTACCTGAAAATCACAACAGGTAACTCCTTCTTCCATCTTCTCAGCAATGATGGTTTTCAAATATGTTAATTCGTTAGGATTAATTTCTTTACGAATTGGTTTTGGTTTACGATACGAATATTCGAATGCAAATGCTTCTGTTAAGAAATGACACTCTTCTTTAACAATCTTAGTAATGCGGAAGTTTCTTTCTCCAGCATCTTTTTCGCGAATCTGATCTTGTAGTTGATCTAGTTTTCGGTTGGTCATTCTAAGATTATAAGTTTGCTTATTATTAAGAACACTAGAAACATTTACATCATACTCTTGTTCTAATCCCTTCCAAGGAGTATGGTCGCCCTTTTCTGGTCCTTGGTATCTTACTTGAACGTTAACGAATTGATAATCATCAAGTGCTACTTTCTCTCCGGGTTTACCATTAAGGATTGCTTGGACTGATTTGCTTAGATCTTCATCAGCACCACTATCATTTTCCATCCATGTCTTTGATCCAGTAGTAATGAGTTCGATACCGGGTTCTCTATCAATCATTTGTTCTTTTTTCCAAGGATGTTGATAGTAATAGATCTTCCTATCGTCTACCTTAGTGATAATAGTAAGACTTGGTTCGGAACCAGCACCCATGAAGTAACGTTGACCGGGACCTAAGAATAACTGAGGAGAACCATCTGAAACTTCTGCTTCTGGTTCTTCATCTTCTCCAGCATCTACGTCAGCATCTTCTCCAGCATCTACGTCAGCATCTACGTCAGCATCTACGTCGGCATCTACATCAGCATCCACATCGTCCATTTCAATATCATCTTCATTATCGTCTACTTCAATATCGTCTTCTGGTTCTTCGTCGGTGAGTTCTTCTAAGAATGAATGTAGAGTATGTTTCTTCTTCCCAACCTCTTTAAAGTAAGGATTGAAGGGAGCATCTATTCCCTTCTTCCACTGTACATCTTCAAGGAAATCAGTGAGATCACCTAAATCTTCTTGCTTTTTCTTTTCGTAAGGTGTATCGTGCATTAGATTCCCTTTATTTTACGGCTTCTTCGATCATTCCCTTTAGCATGGCATCTAGTCCTTTTGCTTCTTCCATCTTCATACCAGTTTTGTCATCTTCGTCCATCTCTTCATCATCTTCATCATCTTCATCACCATCGTCAGACTCAAGTTTGAAGTCTGATCCACCATCTACGTCTTCAGGTGGTTCTTCTTCGCCCTCTGGTGCTGGTTCTTCACCTTCTGGTTCTTCTGGAGCAGGTTCTTCTGGAGCAGGTTCTTCTGGAGCAGGTTCTTCACCTTCTGGATCAATCTCATCTTCAGGCGATTCGTCTGGAACTATTTCAACTGCTGATTCATCAGTTGATACTGTAAACTTTTTACCTTCTTCTGTTTCGTATTCAGTTGAACTTACCTTGGTAAATTCTGCTTCACCTTCATCGTTAGAAAACTTGAACTTAGAACCATCCTCTAGTTCAGCAAATGTTGATGGACCAGCTTCTGCTTCTCCACCTTCAAGATCACCCTCTGGTGCTGGTTCTTCGAGATCACCTTCTGGTTCTTCGAGATCACCTTCTGGTTCAACGACTTCGCCATCCCCACCTTGATCTTCGGCATCATCAACTTCTTCTGCATCTTCTGCACCGGGTTCACCTTCTAGTTCTCCGTCTTCTTCGTCGTCTTCTTCGCCATAACCATTTTCTGGATCTGCCTTAGAAGGACCACCACCCATACCCATACCCTTTGGAGGTATATTAGGGGATGCATCGCCGGGACTACCCTTCTTCCCGGCAGAACTACCCACTTCATAGCCAGATGCTTCCATGAAATCTTTGAGTTCAATTGAATCGAGATCAAACGATTCCTTGATAGTAGAAACTAAAGATGCCTTGATATCTTCGATCTCTTCACTTAATCTTTGAAGTCTGTTCATAATTGGTTTTAACATTTTTAATCCCCTTGTGTGTTTTTATTTAAATTTAAATCGTATTGACCGTGATAAACTGTTTCTCTGTCCAAGTTTCTAATTTCAATTCTCTGTTCGATTTTTCTTCTTAGAACAGATGCTTCTCCCAAATTTCCATCTACCTTTGCAACAAAATATTCACCTACCCACTCAGCTAAATCTTTATCCTTTAAAGCACCAAGAGATCGTCTGATTTTAGCAACATCAGTATCATCGTCTTCTATCTCACTCTCATCGGGTTCACCAACTGGTTCTTTTGTTGGTTCGTCTACTGGTTCATCTGGTTCTTCATTATCATATCCTATATCTTTTACATCATTATCTTCAATATCATCTTGTTCAGGTTCATCTAAAGTGACATCTGCTTCTGCTATACTTTTCTTCACATTCTTTGCTTGCTCTTTCTTACTTTTTGCTTCTAACTCTGATGCTTTTGCTGATTGCTCTAATGCTTTTGATTTTGCTTTAGCTACTTTCTTTGGGTCAATAACTTCTTCTAAAGGTTTCTTTTTTGATTTCTTTGTAGGTACTTCCATTGGCATCTTCATAACTGCAAAACTTTCCCCACCACCACCATCTTCTAAAAGACAAGAGATACCTTTAATTAGATTATCACATTCTTCTTTAGCAAGATCTAGTTTTTCGATACTTTTATTCAAACATTTTAACATGATTATTCCTTTTAAATTACCTATATATTATTTAGTATCTAAGTGCTAATAGAGGGGACATTTTTTATATTTCGATATCTCCTAGACCACCACCTTCTTCCCCATCACCTAAATCACCTTCATTTCCACCACTCTCGCCACCTTTAGGTTGAGCTGGTGATTGTTCTGCCTTTAACAATTCTTCATTTTCCTTAATCTTATCATCTGACCAATTTAATCCGTGCTTTAGTGCTGTTTTTCTAGCAAAGATAGGACTATCAACATCTGTATTGTTTACAAAATTAGCAAATCTAGAGAATTGTGCTTCAAGTACTTCACTATTCTTCATATATGAGTAGTAGGATGGTGGGACTGCATTAATATCCATATCCTTTTCGGTTAAATGATAGTGATCCCAAATTCCCTTTAGTTTTAAGTGAGTATAGAAGATCTGTTTAACTGGTCTGACGAATTGTTGTACCATAGAATAGACAAACTTTTCAAATTTGATCTCATCTCTATTCATACCCACATTTTGCTCTGATGCAGCCTCACCAGTATATCTAGCATATGGTACTTTCATTGATTTGTATAGTTTTTGTACAAAGAATGTAACATCATCAATCTCTCCAAAATTTGTATTTTGATCTAGAGTTGTAACATCAGTTCCTCTACCCGAAGCATCTTTAACAAACCAAAAGTCTTCAATAATATTTTTAACGTTTTGAGTTTGATCTACCTCTCCAGTGTCAGGATTATAAGTCAACTTCTTTCTATACTTATTGATAATCTTCTGTAAGTATTGTTCTGACTTGTTCTTAGGTAGATTACCAGTTGATATATTGAATACAAGACGGTTGGGAGCGCGAGACAATCTACTAATAACTAGAGAATCTTCTAGTGCATCTAATTGCTTATAAGGTTTACGAGCATCGTGAATAAAACTCTTAGGTAGTCTTAATACATTTGGTCCTGCTGTAACGAACCTTTGGGCATAAGATGGATACACACCTTCAATAAAGTCATATTTACCAGAATCAACATAAGCGATTTGTGTTGTATCTGCTAGGATTCTAGTTTCTTGGTTCCACATATTTCTAATGATAAATGCATCTAAGGTTCCATCTGGCAAGTATTTACAAACAAATTCTTCTGAATGCATGAACTTGATTTTCTTAACACCATTCTTTTTAATTTTACCATCATCATCATCAATAATAGACTCAAGACCATATTCACCCATTAGAACAAATTCACGGAACCACTTTAAGAAATTAGTCTTATAATCTAGTACATTTTTAGTAATGTGTTCGAATTCTCTTCGCAGATTCTCTCTGATATTCTCATTAACTGCTAGGTTATTGTTCTTGATCTCTAATGTTAATGGTTCTCCACTTTCATCCTCGTTGTAGGCAGAATATACAATTTCATCCAACCCTTCAGAGACATACGCATTCTGTTCCATTTCTCTATAAAGGGATATTCTATCATCCTTGGATTTTTCAACCATAGCGATCCAAGACATGTAATCGAATGATCCAAAGGCTCCGTTCCCCATGCCGGAATCCATTTCCTTCTCGGCATAACCTCTTAGATTTTCGAAGTTTACATCATATTCTTGTGGATCGAGTGGATCTGTTATGGATTGGACTTTCTCATCTTCGGGTTCGCCATAATTAGATCGGAAGAACCGAAATCTACCTAGATAATCACTAATCGAACTCATCTATTACTCCCTTTTGTTTTTTCTTTACCGCTTTTTATAAATTGTTCTAATTTCTTAATAGCACTTTGCCATCTCACAATGTCTTCTTTTCTTATATCTAGATCTTGTTCCTTTAAATTATCTCTCAACTGAACACTCATTACTTTCCCCTGTTAACCACTATTCGATTCCCAGAATATCTATTGTTATTTATAAGTTGAATATATTCTTTATCAATAAAATAATATTCTCGTGTGTTATTATCTACAGAGTATGAGAAATTCTTAGGATATTTATTGATAATGAATTTAAGATCTGATTCATTGATTGAACCATCTCGTTGAAGTGAAGTTCTGATTAGAGTGAAACAATCTGATATGGTTTGTACTTCAGGGGTTCCAGACCAAGGTATATATTGTTTAGGAACTCCAATAGTAACAACAATAAAAATAGCAGCAGATATCACAATCAAACTTACGACTTTCTTTATTGCTTCTAATTTATATACCTTTATTTCTTTTTTATGTTCTATTTCCTTATCTTCTCTACTTTGATAATCCTTTTCTAAAACTTCCACTCTATCATTATAAATCGAACTATTTTCCTTTAATGTTTTAGTTACTGAGTCGAGAAGACCCACTTCTATTTTAATTGCATCTAATGCCATCTTAAGTGCTTCTTTGTGTCCTTCACATCTAATGCCACCAGAGGCCTTAAACTCTGCATAATTAATCTCTATATTTTTAAGATTACTTTCCAACTTCTCTATTCTTTCAGGAAGAGTCTCTATTAATCCTATTGTTTTTATGAATAATTCGTTTATGTTGTCGTTTTTGTTTTCCACTAAAGAATCCTTGTATTGTTCGTAATCGCATCCCCAAGAACAAACTGTGATATATCCATATCTGTTACCTTAAATGTACATTCAAAATCTATTTCATCCGGAGAGTCAACGGCAAGACTAAGACCGGGGATCTGATCAATGATGATCTTATAACCAATCTTTCTACTAGTATCTTCATTCGCATTTAAGAACTCAACAATAAACAAAGACTCTAATGCTTTTTGTGGTCTGTCTTTTGGTTCCTCTTGCTCAATTTGTTGATTAGAAAGACCTGTAGACCAATCCCATTTTAGGAACTGCCAATTCAACAGGGAACAATAGTTATTCAAATACCTATCTAATTTAAATCTTATACTAACGGTTCCTAGTTCTCCATCCCCAACACCGGGATACTGACTATTCTGCATTCCAAAGTAAGGAACAGGGATCATTGGAACGTTAAACTCAGGTAAAGAGATTCCACGAATTGCTTCATTAAGTCTATCTTGATAATAGGATCTTAGTCTAAAGTGTGTCTCATCCGCATAGTAACCAGTTTGGGGTACATTAATAAACTGCCCCATGAATTGATTACCAAAATAAGGATTAGTAATACTCTCTACAGGAGTATCATAAATCTGATTTTGTTCTGGTTGCTCTGATGGTGGAATCTTATTCTGAGCAACATTGATAACCTTGTCGGGACTCCTATGGTTATTAGCTGGATCATTCCTGTCTTCGAGCTCAGGCATCGTTTCCCCTAAGATATTTTCTTTCAAATACTTATAAATTTATTTTAATAAGATGTATTACATACATATTTATAACTACTAGGAAATAAAAAGTATAAAAAAGAACCAATCTTGTACGATTATTTATAAAATATGAAGACTCCTATCATAAATATTGTGATATATTTGATCTGCATCTCAGGGAGTACATAGGTTGATTATATGTACAAAGGCAAAAGACGATTTGGTGTAGAGTTGGAATACGATTGCAGTTTTTCTGATTTCAAACCTATAGCAAAAGAAATTATACAAGAAGTGTATGGTTCCGATTCCTGCTATTGTAGGGATGATAGATTCGATTCTACGTTTAAGTTAAGTAAATGGCATATCAAGATAGAGAATTCATCTGTATCTGAGTTAACCACACCTATTTCTGTATTAGCAGATATACCAAAAATATGTAAAGTACTTAGAGGATTAAGAAAGAAGTTAATCAAGGGTGATCCTGCGGATTGTGGGATGCATGTTCATATAGATATACCAGACATCAATGAATACGAATGGTGTATCTTCTGGATGATATACGAAAAAGCAATACTATCTTGCTTCCCCGAAGAGAGAAGACATAATATATTTTGTACGAGAATAATTGATAAAGATAGAAAAGGAAAGAAGATACCTAGTTTATTGAAAGAATGCGTTGTTGCAGACAAAGAGATATTCAGTCTACATGATTACAAGAAAAGGAAAACGGTAGAGATAAGACTAGCAGAATCAACTGTTGATGCTGATTTCCTTTCATCGTGGGTTAAATTTCTTTTATCTTATTGTCAATATATCAAAACCCTAAACCCATACCTATCTTGTAATGAAAAGAGTTGCGATACCACCACACCAGAATTACTAGAAAAAATGACCTTGGATAATAAATCCAAGGCCATTATGATGAATCGATATCACAAATTCATAAGAGTTAAATATTGGTAATTACTTACTCATAGTCCTCTTGACGATTTGTTCTACCAGCTTGTCTGCTTTTGACACTTCTTTAACTTCTTCTGCTGCGACCTTTGGTGGAACTATAGATGGTTTGGGTTTAAATTCTGGTTTCTTTGCTTCTACTGGTTTCTCTTCTGGTTCTTCGCCTTCTGGTTTTTGACCTTGTGATAAAATTTTGATTACTTTCTTAACATTAACAATCTGTTTATTTGATATATTATTCAATAGACTAACAATTACTTCTGATACGCCTGTCTGTAGTTGTTCACTACCTTGTAACATTGCGTATGCTTTAGGGTTGATGTACCTAATACCCTTAAGAAGATTGGTAACTGCTACCTTGGTTTTTTCTACTGCGGCCTTATCTCTTCTATCTAACATTGCCTGTGCTTTATCACCCGCACGATTCTGACCACTTGCGGCCGCATCTTTAACGTTTTCAATACCCGCTCTGCTCTTTTCGTAAGCACTCTTCACCCCGTCAATGAACCCACTCCACGCACCTTCTTCAAAATCCTCAAGATCATCCTCACCTTCAGCAACACTAGATCTAGCAGATGTTGGTGTTACTCCTAGTTCTCCACTTCGATTTGATAGATTTCTTCCAGCAAACTGTCTTTCGTGCCGCGCATCATTTCTATCACCCAATTCCCGTTTAGGTTCAAATTTAGGTGTTTCTTCTTGTCCTTTATCCATATCCACTTCAGACTCTGCTCTATTCAAGTCTTGGTCATTAAACTTTCCCTTTGCTCGTTTTAAGAATGCAACACGAACACTTTTAAGATCATTATCACTCATCTTTAGTTCATGTTTGTATCTTCCATACCAACCTTTATATCGTTCTAATGCTGCATCTTTCTCTTCAGAATCGAATTTTTCATTTAATAACGTTTCATTCAAACTTGCTATAGGATCGGTTTCTTCAGGAACATGTGGTGTCATTTCCTCATCGTACTCTTCTTTTAGGATCTCTTCGAATATAGAGATACCTGATACTAATTCTTCTTTTAATAAATCTTTACGTTCTTCCATATTATTATTCCTTTAAAGATAACAACATACTAAATAATTATAGAATTATACATATCTATTTATACACTTCTCGTCTAAATAAGTAAGGAATTATTATAAAGGTTTTTAATTATGGCAGAAGAAGAACTTAAGACTAATGGATTTGAATCTATTCTTGAAAGATTTAAAAAGAAAGAAAGAATAGAAGATACAGAAAAGGACGATTCAAAAGTCCAAAGACCTACCAAAAAAGCAGAGAAAGCAGATTCCTCTACCCCACCAGAATCCGAGAAAAGTGATATATTTGGAAGTATGGGTGTTGGAGCAGATGGAGCAGCCGGAGGCGTTGCTGGTATATTTGGCGGCATGTTGGGTGGTGGTAAAGATTTTGCTAAGTCTGATGCCTTTAAGATGTTGACCGATAAGAAGTCTCAGAAATACGCACTTAATGTTAGAATCGTATCAGATCAATTTATGGAAATGACAACTGGGGAAGAAGTAGTAGAAGAAAAAGAAAGTGGTGGGATTTGGGGATTCATTAAGAAAGCAGCAGGTTTGCTTTTGCTTGGTGGTGCTGGATTAACGATATTCAAAATGTTGGGAGTAGATAGTCTTGCTGAGGCTGGGCAATTGGCCGTAGGGAAAGTTACTGAACTATTCAACTATCTTGGTTCTGATGAATTTAAAGCTAGTTTGTGGTCAACTTGGGAATCGATAGATAAATGGTTTGATGATTTTGCAGCGAACCTAAAAGATGATTTGAAAGGGATTTACGAATGGGCAGGGAAATTTTGGGATGAGAATGAAGATACCTTTATAATGGTCGGAGAAACATTCTTGTCGATCTTTGAAGGTATAGGTAATTTTATAAAAGATAATCCATTATTGAGTATACTTATTGGTGGTGGAGTGATCGCTGGTGGTGGGATTCTTGCTACCATTTTGCCTGTCTTAACGGTTGCCTTGGGTCTTTTTAGTGGTATTCTGACTATTATAACGACTGTTGCTGGAGCCATTGGTACTCTCATTGGTGGTATTGGTACTGTTCTTGGTGGATTAGTAACGGTAGTTGGGACTTCCATTGGTGCAGTAATTGCTCCTCTTATTGTAATTGGAGTATCTCTTTATTCTCTCTATACACAATTAGACAGTATCATTTATCTCGCCAGTGAATATTGGAAAGATATGAAAGAGTATATATCTGGTCTATGGAATGATATGACCAATCTCGCTGGTGACTTTTTGAATAGTGTAGTATCCTTCTTCTCAGACGCTGTTGATTCATATATTGCTATGTGGACTTCGGTTGGAGAAACAATTTGGGATGTGGTTAGTTCTATTGGTGAGTGGTTTTCTGGAATCGGGGAAACGATCTGGGATTCCATTAGTGGTTTTGGTGAAATGATCACTGGTGTCTTTAGTGGTGCAATTGATGGTATAATTGGTTTGGTAAAGAAAATACCGGGTGTGGGGATGCTCTTGGATGGTGCTGGAGTTGTGGGTGATGCTGTTAGTGGTGCTTGGAATTCCTTATGGGGTGGAGATGAAAAACCAGAATCAAAAATAGAGAATGTTGAGAGGGTTGCAGAGAAGAGTTCAGTAGATCTAGCAAGAAAAGATATAACTCAAGAACAACTTCCATTAATTAGTAAAACTATGTATGAAAATGATATTGCAAGAAAAGAAAAACAGAAAGAAAAAGAAGTAATTGGATCAGAAATGATTTCAAAAATGAAAGGACTAAAAGATGAGTATGATTCTACAGATGATCCTGCCAAGAAAAAAGAACTCGAACGACAAGCAATGCTTTTACAGTTCGTGATGGACGCGAAAGTAGATGCGTCCGAATATCAACGTGAGTTAAAAAAGAAGTTTGATTCTACAGATGATCTTGATGAGAAAGCAGAGTACACACAGAAGGCAATGGATGTAGATACTCATATGCTGGCCTTGGAAAAGAAATATCTCGAAAAAAGTAAATCGGATGCAGATCTATCCAAGTCTTTAGATGATAATTCATCAGAGTTATCAAAGGTTAATAAATCTACATCAGAGTTATCAAAAGTTAATAAAGAGGCCGAGTTATCAAAAGTTGATCCTCTCACAGCAGAGTTAATGAGAGCAAAAGAGAATGATCCATTTGCTATGCTCGATGGAGTAATAAACGGAATTACAGGATCAATAGAAAAGATGAACTCAGGTAAGGGTCTTTTGGGTGATATTGTTAAGACTATGGATTCGCAAGCAAAGTCAGTTAGTAGTCAAGCAGGAGCAATGATGGCAACCTCAGCTGGTACTCCTGCTATCAGATCAAGACCGGGAGACGATGCATCAATGAAAGCATTATCGAGTTCTTTCCAATCTTCTGTCTTGAGTAAAACAATTGGTATGTCTTAGTAAGGAGTTATAATGGGATTACCAGCAGGTCATAATTTTACTCCCGGTGGTGGAGATAGTGCTAGTGGTCATAGTGAGATTGTTAAAACTGGTACTTACTGGTACTTAGAACCAATAGATGATAAACCAGAAAGAGGGAGTCCTAAAAAGGTATTCCTTCCTGTTGGTGATTCTGTATCAGCATCTTGGGAACACGAATGGTCATCAACACAAAACTTAGCAAAGAGTAATGCTCCATCCGAAATTGGCCTCGGTTTAATATCTTATGCTGCGGTGCGATATGCACAAAAGAAAGCAACAGGTGGTGGTGGTTTAGTGGTATCGACTACTGCTATGTATAATGATAGTAGAGCCCCAACTGTCACAATCAATAGTAAAGTACTATCCCCTAAGGGTGATGGATCACTCATGAAACTTTTAGAAATGTTAAGAAATTGTAGTAGTGGTATAGGTAAAGGAAACCCTACGCCGAACGTAGCTAGAGGTACTATGACAGATGCTGGAATTTATACTCAATTTATAAACCATCCAACATTATGGAATGTTAAGCTCATTACGATTGGTGGAATGAAAGAAGATTCAACAGATATAAAATATTCATCTGCACAAGTAGTGGGACATTGGGGCGAGATGTATATTTCTAGATTGAATATTGAATTGTTTTCACCTTGGATTGGTCTTGATCCATGTTATGCTAACATAAATCTTGATATGATTCACGCAAAACCGGGAATGAATATGTCCTCCCACCTTGGTCTTAAACAATAAGGATAAAATATGTCTATTAATCTCTCGGATATTAGAAATAAAACTTCTGAAACATTAAAAACTGATGAGATGTATGAGTATCCTCAGTCTATTAGATTATTTCTATCTGATAATCGATATCCCAAATTTGATAAAAAATATACAAATCGAAGTCCACGATCTTTTATTTCCTTCTTCAATCATATTCCATATAATATAGACGATAGAGATCATGCATCAACACATGAGAGTTTTTGTAATATCTATTATACGTTTCTAAATGATAAGAGTGTTAATGAATATATTGATGCATACGTTGAAGATGGAGAATTTTGGGTTCACCCATATAGAAAATTTGAAAGATATGATATTATCTCAACTAGGTATTATCAAAATGATAGAGATTGGTGGGTTATTCCTCTCTTTAATAAGGTATCAGATCCATTCATGGCAACCTTAGACTTCAATATTTTACGAGTACCATTCCTTGGGTTTATTGACAAACTAACCAAAAATCCATTTTACAACTGGACCGGCGGTGAGAATATTTTATAAATTTCTCTTGACATCGAATTCTTAATATGTATAATCTATTTCAATAGGCTTTAGCCATCTGAAGTGAATGCTATGTTAAAAGCTATAGCTCGTCGATAATTCGAACTCAGGGAGATAATATGATAATTAGCACTAGCGGTAATTTCTTAGAACCAGAAGTCAAAGGAAAGAAGATTATTTTAAACCTTGTTAATGATGTTGGAAAGTGGGGTCAAGGAAGTCATGAAAAAATATCAGAGAAATTCAAAGATCTAAAGGATTGGAGTCCAGAGAGAATATACGAGAATTATTATCTTGACTATGTTGTTGTTAATAAGGTATCGCCATATCTACCAATAGGTGAAGTTCAATTCATAAACTTAGAAAATGATATTGCTATTGCTAATATCTTTGCACAACACAATATATTTTGGGATGGGAATGTACCTTCAATTAGATATGATGCTTTATCGAAATGCTTAGATACTGTTTCTGCCATGGCACACGAGCATGAGTGTACATTACATACAGAAGAATTTGGAAAGATATATGCCGGAGCAAATTGGAAAATCATTGATATGTTATTTGAAAGATATATTAATAAGGATGTAAAGTGTTACATTTATCGTGAGTATGCACCTCCCACCGTGACATATTGGCAAGCAATCAAGAATTCATTTTCTTATTAATCTATAATATTATCCTTTATTCCATAACCTCTTGAATATCAAGGGGTTATCTTTTTTATATTTATGTTGACTTTTTGTATTTTTGTGGTATAATATAAATATTGATGGAGGAATAAATGAATAACACTTGGCTAACTGCTGATACGCATTTCAATCATAACAACATTATAAAGTATTGCAACCGTCCTTTCGGCTCAGTAACAGAGATGGACGAAACTCTAATTGAAAACTGGAACAAACTAGTCTCCTCAGGTGATACCGTTTATCACGTTGGGGATTTTGGTATGTTTAAGAAAACCGAAGATGTAAACAAATACATTGATAGATTGAATGGTCAGATCTTTTTGATCAAAGGCAACCACGATCATACTAGTGTGAAGAAAGCAAACTTCGTAAAGGTTACTAGGAACTACATGGTTAATATCAATGACGGTTTATTCCTTCACCACTTTGCTTGTAGGGTTTGGGATAAGAGTCATCATGGATCTTATCATGCCTATGGTCACAGTCATGGACTACTAGAAGATGATGTAGGAAGTTGGAGTACAGACGTTGGTGTTGATCGTTGGAATTTTAAACCCGTACATTATGATGAACTTTCTGTTCTTTTTGGAAATAGAATAAATAGAAAGATATTTACTTTCAAAAGAAAAAGGAGATTTTAAGATGACTAAAGAAGAAATTGAAACGATTGTTGGTATGTATTTTTATAATACTAATTTTAATGCTCTAGATATTGATCGTCTTGAGTGGGATGCCGAAACCAATACGGTAAAATTTACATCTCGGCGGCCGGGTGTTCTTATTGGTCCTCGTGGTAAGTATATTAAATCTCTCGGTAGATATCTTGATGAGAAAGTTGGGTCTAAAGTTAATGTTAGAATCATTGAAAATACACTCTGGAATTCAGTACCAATCGCCGGAGTTTATTAAACATAATAAACGTGTTGAATGTAAAGACGAAACTATAAAAGTTAGAAAACTAATTAATGAGACTTATGATTTTAATGGAGAGATTAGATATCCTTATGATTCTAGGGGTACTATTATTGATCTTATGGGGTAAAGATTATGCGATACGAAAATGAATTTGATCTCTTGGGAGTTGTATTGTCCTGTCTTTTTAGTTTGATAGTTGTACTTCTAATTACTATAATAGTGTTTTGTTTCCGAGATCTTTCAACAAGAGAATACCAAGATAAAAATAGTGGAGAACTTTCTACCACACAGATGAATAGGAGATAACATGGAAGATGTGTTTAATTTTGAAGTTCGCGATGTAAATCAAATTTCTCAAGGTGATATTCGTGTTATAAAAGAGTTCTTCTCTTTTGTTTACCCGCAATTCGAAGATATGGTAAATTCTGATATTTGGAAAATTAAAGAGATTGATGGTAAGAAGTTTTTCTTCTTCTTTGGTGTGTTCTTTTGTGTAGATACCGAAGGATCGTATATAGCATTTACGCATCCAGACCAACCAGAGAAACCATATGGTACTCTTGGGTGGATTATAACTGATAAAGAATTACCTGAAGTTCTTATAAAAGTAGCAATAGAGAGATCAAAACATATTTCTCGAATGTTTTTTGAAGATGGATATGATTTTGAAAAAGATCAATATATCCAATTCACAAGTAGATATGAGTGTGCAATACGCAATAAGAAATATATAGAAGAAGATCTTTGTGAAGAAGATGAAGATTTTCTCAACGGTTTTCTAGAACCAGACTCAGAGGAAGAGTAATGAAGAACCTTGGTTATACAAATGGGTGGAGAGAATACCCAAAAGAAGTCAAAGAGTGTAAAGAGAAAGGTCATCGATTAGATCACGTTACTATAGGTCGATGTTTAAATAAATATACATGTAGAGAATGCAAAATTACTTATAAAGTCGATTCGTCAGATTAGACTCAGAGGAGGAATAGAATTGTTAGCAATATTAGCAAGATGGAATAATGAAGGTGTGTTCGGTCTTCATATGTCTTTTGAAGAAGAGTCTGATATGAAGAAAATATTCAAGGGTTTGGTATTGGATGCAAAGAAGATGGGAACCCCTGTAGAATATAAGATGGATGTACTTCCGGGAAATTTAGACTACGCGAATAAGAAGGAAGTAGAAGAACATCGAGGTAAGATGATTGTTTTTAATCAAGGCTCGAAATATGCTATTGATGTCGATAAGGATAAAAAATAAATGTGGAGCAAGTTGGGCGAATTTGTGTTTAATGTTATAGTTAGTGTTTTGCCGATCACATGGCCACCCGGATACGCGATCTTGATTGCCTGTGCTTCAAATGCATTTCACATATTATTGTTTTCTGTTATTAAATATGGACTCTTGGGTATTGTCGGACTTACTTCTATAATACTCTTGAAAGGATTCGCCGAGTGGATTCGAAAAGAAGTGCCACCTTAGGCAGCATGAACAACATGATGGGAATTGATTTCAGTATCTAACTTGTTATCTATTCCTTTAACTGCCTTGATATTCTTAAGACTGTCGTCAAAGAACTCCACTCTATCGTAGTCGGAGTTTTTTGCTTTGTTGTAGATCCATATTGCTTTCTTCATTGGGTCTGATGATCCTATTGTAATCAACTCAACCTTACTTGTATTGATACCAACCTTACCTAAGTATTTCTTTAACGAATCCTGAGACTCATCTCCTCTGGCAGTCAGGATTACAGTATCATGTACTGGATTGTCAATGTATTCTTTAAAGAGTTTAAAGTTTTCTTTTATAATCTTCGGTTCAATCACATCATCAAACTCAGAGAAATCGAGATCATCCTCTGGTCTTTCCTCATACACGGCATACTCTGCTGGAGTTAGATACATTGTCTTCCCGTCCCTGTGAATAATAACTCTGGAATTAGATGTAACTAACGTATCGTCGAAATCAAATACTGCGAGAACCTTCCCTTCGGTGTTGGATAATTTGTTAAATGCTTCCTTAAAGGTAATGGTTTCGTATATAATGTCCTTCGTTTCCTCTTTGAAAGACGTATCCTCAAATAGAAGGTCTAGTTCTGATCTCTGCATCTCATTGACTCCTAAGGGTTTATAACTTTCTTTAAAAAAACTTATTGACTTCTGAGTTATTTATGATATAATATACTTATTAAATAAAAGTTTTTGATCTTTGGAGAAAATAATGAATGATTTAATTGAAGCATTGACAATCCTTAGCAAGTATGGTAATCCATCGAATCCCACTCACTGTGAACACGATGTTTTAATGATTCATCCAGACATTAAACCAAGTTCTGTATCAGATGGAGATAAAGAAAGACTTGAACAATTAGGATTTTTTGTGTCTGGACATGAGATGATTCCCGATGAGCATTTTCAATCTTTTAAATTTGGGAGCTGCTAATGGATTTTGATTCTATTGAAGTATATTGTAATCCGTGCGTAATGAAAGTCCCAACTGGATCTTATGTTGTTGGTTGTACTCCTTGGGTTGAGTATACTGAAGAGAACTTCCAAAAGATCAAAAAGATTTGGGACGATAAGATGGATGCTTTTAATAAGAAAAACGCATCTAAGAATTCATTTAAGATTGAAGTAATTACTAGCAACTCTGATCCAACAAAGGCGTATAAGGTGAAGGTGTTTGAAGACGGTAGATTCGAATGTGATTGCAAAGGATTTCTTTATAGAAAATCTTGCAGCCACGTTGACAAGATTAAGGAGAAAAAATGTCTGGAAAAGTAGTGACTGTATCAAATCCTTTAGGGTTTAAGATAACGTTTAGTGAAGACAAGCATACTTATGAGGATGAGAGTGGTGCAATCTATCGTTCTGTTACGAAGATCATCCATAATTTATTCCCTGCATTTGAGAGGGATAAGATTGCCGGATTCTGTGCTAAGAGTCGTGGGTGTACAAGACAAGAAGTTATTGATGAATGGTCAGAGACAGGAAGAATTGCTTGTGATCTAGGTAACATTGTTCACTATTATGCAGAGTGTTACTTCACCGGTGCAAAATTTGATCAAACTCCTAGAACCGAGGCCGAAACTACAAGGTTGAAAGTCATCCACGACTTCCTACCTAAACTATTAGATCGTTATGAGTTTGTAGATACAGAGAAGATTGTATTTTCTCCTAAGTGTTTGCTTGCTGGAACTGTTGATCTTATCATGCGTAACAAGAATACTGGTAAACTCTGCATCTTTGATTGGAAAACGAATAAAGCGATTAACAAGAAGGATAAGTATAACAAGTACGGTAAGTTGTTCCTCTCTAATCTTGACAACTGTAACTACAATCATTATGCTTTACAGTTGAATACTTATCGTTACTTGATGCACATGGAAGGTTATGATGATTTTGGTGAATGTGAATTAGCATTATTCCATGTTACTGATGATGGTGTAATTGGTTATCCTCTCCCAGACATGACTGATATGGTTAAGTTAATTGTCGATTATGTGATTCAAACTAAGGGTGATATCTGGTAACATACAAGTTAAAGTAAATTTTGTTACGTCTATAAATTAAGAGAGGGTTGATCGATGCGAGGAAAGATCTTTAGTATATTGTTATTTGTTATTCTTATATTTCTCGTTGGGATATTGACGTTGAATGTAATCAAATGCACTAGAGTAATCATTGACATAGAGAACATTAATCAAGAAGAGTTGTGTATTAATAGACATCTCAAATATCTTGAACCTATCTCACATTCAGAAAAAGATGGAGAGATTCAATTAAATCCAGATGAGTTTGACAACGATTCTTATCTTCCTGTTTATAGATTACTTACTCCAACTGGTGGGGGTACTTGTTTCTTTATACGATACAAGATGAAAGTATATTTAGTAACTGCATCTCACGTTATAGGTGGTGCTAAAGAGATTACTGTACCAACAGCAGGTATCTTCAAGTTACATAAACCAAGAACTCTTCATGACTGTACAATTATTCCCGTCGATGGGTACAAGGCCGCCGCATTTAAACTTCATACACCAATAGAACAACCACCCCGATTAGGGAATATAACAAAGAAGATCATATCTATGACATCATATGGTTATCCTTCTGGATATAATCAACAGAAATCAGAGGGAATTATTAGTCAATCAATGGGTCGTGGTGATGATTGGATTTTAATTTCAAGTGCAAAGAGCAAGAGTGGGTTTAGTGGATCGCCTTGGATATGCGATGGTAAAGTGATTGGTATTCATAGTTCGACTATTGATACTGGTGATACAAAAGGATCAGGTGGAGTTCCGGTTAATACTATTTGGAAACTTTTAGAGGAGAAATAGATATGAGTAAATTTAGTGATAAACTTAAAAATGTACATAATGAATCATGCGCGTCTGTGGAAGAAACAATGGATAATCTTCGGTGCAATATCGCACATCGTAAAGAAAATGAGTTGGATATTCTTGCGCAACTTGAAGCACATGGCGTTCTTACGGGTAGTAGAGTATTCTTAGGTAAGGATGATCCCGAAACCGATTATGATTATGTTGTAACTCCTGTACTCTTCTCAGAAATCTTTGAAGTATTCCGTGCTAGAGAAATATCAGGTACATTGAATTATAAAGGTGGTCTGAAGTTAACTCTTGATGGTAAGTCTGTTGATGTTTGGCCAGTACAAAACCCCTCAGTAGTCAAGGTGGTTAATAAGATGATGACAATGATGCAGGAAGATCATAATATCTTATCTGCGAATGGTAAGAGTTGGTATGTTAAATTTTATAGTATTGTTAATACTTTGTTAGAAGATTGTACGATGACCTCGAAGGAATTATAATATGTATTATTCAATATGTGATGCTTGTGGTAAGAGAATTATTGATCATGATGGTGAGTATGGTATATTCATCTGTCTTGAGAAATCAGCAGAGAAGATTAAACAACTCAAGACTGCTATGATGGATTCAATCAATAGACCAATGGGTGTGGTTCCCGATTCTGCATTACCATTTTATAAGAATACCGTTGAATCTAATAAAGGAGAAGAATGATGAAAATGGGATATGAAATTACTGGTGGTTCACATTACCCAATCAAGACCGAAGGTAGAGTTAGTAAGTCTACTTGGGAATCTTGTGCAAGGGAAGCAATGAAGTTACACCGCGAAGAACTCAGAGAGATGGGAAAGATTCGTAGACAAGGTGATAACATTACTATTAAGTTACGGAAACTCTAGTATGAAAATAGAAAAGAAAACAATAGAATCAGAAAAGATTCTTGAATGTATTTACGAAAAGGCAAAAATTGTAGAAGTCTTGCGAGAGAATTAAAAGAGATTTTCGTTGAGCTGCAAGATTTTGAATCTGCTCACTATTGGAGAAGTATAGAACAAGACAGAGATGAGTTATTTAAGATCTAATCCTCATCGTCGTAGGAGAACCCCTGAAGGATCTCACCACCAAGAGAGTATGCTTCCTTCTCCAACTTACCTAGAGAATCGTTCTCTCTAAACTTGTCGGCAGGAACGCCAGCAACATCATCTAGCTCTCCATCTTCAAACTGTTTGTGATGTACAAGTTCATGACAGATGCTCCTTAGGATATCTTTGGGGTGTCTGTCTGTAATATAAACATAGACTGTAGAACTGTTAGGATCATACTCAGCAGTCTTAGCATGTTGCATCTTGGATGCATTATCAGAATCATCCTTAAGTTCTATAGATGGAGTATTCTCGTAACCTAGAATGTTCTTAGCATATGGTTCTAGTTTATCTATAAGACTTTCCCAATCATATGACTGTTCAATATCTTCCAAGAGCATATCTAGTTTATTCATTCTAATCTCTTTCTATAACTTTAGTCTCGTCTTCTGGATCAACATCAGCATCATCAAAGATATTATTAAAGTCTTGCCCACACTTGGCACAAACACTACTATCATGTTCGTACTTATTATTATCATTGATCTCGATACCACAAGCAATACAATTAATCTTCGGTTCCATTTTCTTCTTCCTCCGCAACTGATCCATAGACCTTCTCATCAGGATTTGTTTTTACCTTACGAGAATCAAATTCTTTTGATTGATTTTTTCTGCTAGTTAGGTTGATGAGTATTTGTTTTAATTCATCATCATTCTTGCTGACAAGTTTCAATGCACTCTTAACATAGTATGCTTTCTTAATAGGATCACTTGCCTTTAGAGCAGTATACATTATATTAGTGACCTCGGATAACTTCTTATACATCTCTGGATCTTCATCCTTCAATGCTTCTTCCATCCCAGCCGCAGAGTCATAGGGAACATTATCACCTACTGTCTCTGATTCTATTTCTCCTGCATATCCTTCATCTAGTTCATCTTCAACTCCCTCTAAGATGGAGTCTAATCTATCGGTTTTTAGTGCCATTATTCTTTTCCTTTTTATTTAAGTTGGGTTCTTCTATACTTTTATATTTATCATAACAACCAACACATACTTCTTTTCTTATATAATCAATACCTTTTAATAATCTTCTTCCGCAGTTTGTACAGAATACTTCTTTAGACATTTTAACATTTCCTATTCCTCCCTCTCTTGAACAGGATCACCTTTAACAAGATCTGCTACATCATCTACATCTTTCAAAGTATCAACATCTCCCGTCTTATCAATCAACTTCTTTAGGTTCATCATGAGATCTAAGTAATGATATCTCTCTAGTAATTTATATCTGATGTTAGCAGGAACCATGTTAGGTGATGGTAGTCCCTTCTTACTTACAGTTTCGTAATCCTTAAACTGCTCTATCCTTTCCTTATGTACTTCTTCATAACTATCAACAAGACTATCAATGGCTTTATCTAGATCCTTAATTCTTCTTTCGATCTTCTGTGATATGATATCTACTTTGGCACCATGATCCATAGCATCCTGTAACCTACGAATGTCCTCAATGGTTCTGGTTGCTTCGGAAGAATCCAAATCAATCTTAGTAATATAATCTTTGAACTCATCGTAGACAGAGAAGAGATCCACACCATAGTCACTGGGTTCTTTCATCCACTCTCTATCACCAATGATGTATATAGAATCGAATCTTTCTATTCCTGTATTCGTATCTACAACAAAGTAATTGACAGGGTGTTTGGTACCGGGAAGGAACTTACCATTGATTGCTCTTGCTCTATCTGCTAGTTCCTTAAGGATATCTTCTTCGTAGTCTGCAACAATAGTTACATCGATGTCTGACTTCTGATCGTATCTGTAACCTGTGATGCTTCCTACTACATAAGCATTCGAGTAATCTATATCTTCCACTACCGCATTGACACCATCGAGGATGAACTGCTCTGCCTCCTCAGTTAATACGGGAGTCTCTCCTTCTATGTTCCAAACAGTATCATCCATCTGATCTCTAGGTTCATCTAAGATAGACTCTCTAAACTTCTCCATGTTCTCCATGAAGTAGTCGAAGTCTTCTGAAAACTTTACTACCTTTTTATATTTACGAGCCATAGAATTCCCTTATCTTTCTGATACCATCGCTACTGTGATTAACTTCTGATCCAGATCTATCATTACCATTTACCATATCTAAATACCCACCTAGTTCTTCCCACACCTCATCAATGATCTGTAGTTGTGATCGAGTAGGACTCTTAGCAATGTCAATGAGTCCAGAGTTCTTATCCATTCTAATAGCACCTAACTTCATGAATGCTACCATCAACTCTGTACCACTAAGTTCACCAACAATCGGTAGTGGTAGTCCTCTGTGGTCTTCGTGACGAAAGCCATTAGATCCACCTTCTCTCTTACCACTGAAGTCTAGAAGTGATCCATCGGGAAGAATATATCCTGCTTCCCTAAGATCAAATGTTTCACCTTTCACAACCTTTGCCCACTCGAATGGATCTAAGGAAGGTTCGAAGTATTCTAGATCTTCTAACTCTAGATTCTCATCGTACTGTCCTTCATAGATTTCTTCTAGTGTTCTCTTGTCACCAATCTTTTGTAGTGCTTCCTCAGTATATATTGCATCCCAATCTTGTGCTTCTTCTTTATATAAATACTTCATCTCACCTAAGATATCACTGTTGAGGAATTCATTCTCCCATAGTTTATCTAGGATCTCTACGATAGCATTCTGCTTGGCAACTCCCTCAGAAGATGTGATCTTGATATGCTCGTCCACGAATGCCTCAGTACCGGGAAGCACAGGATTGATCTTGAGTGTGTTGGTATCTTCTAACAAGAATAGAAGCATATCTAAGTCTTGCATTTAATCCCCTATTAACTCGTAGTTCTTTAAATGTTCTGAATGTATCTCGTCCCAACAATCTATGTAGTCTGCTGCTCTTCGCAATGCTTTTGAGTCGTCTTTAAACTGGCTCAAACCTAGATTACAATTGAGACAGCAACATCCGCGAACCTCATTATAAAGATGGCAATGATCCACATTAACGGTTTTCATATCGATATCACACTCACAAATAACACACTTATACTCTTGTTCTTCTAATATATTTATGACATCTTGCTCAGATAACCCAAAGTAATCTCGAACTTTACTCATATATTCTCCCTTCTCATCTATTTAGGGAGTATGTGTATTTCTTAACATAAAAAAAGAGCCCCAAATAATGGGGCTCTCAAATCTTTTTATATAATTTTCTTATTCTATACCATTACTACCCATCCCCGGTGCTGATTCCTTCACTTCTTTGTCTTCTTCATCGTCGTCATCCAAGGGAGTCTTCCATGAACCCTTCTCCACTTCGCACTCTTCTTCGCCATCTTCTTCGCCATCTTCCTTGAAATCACCACCACCTGAGGCCTCACCGTCCCCACCATATGATTCTTCCATGTCTTTATCAAACTGATCAGGGTATTTTGCAAGCAATTCCATCCATGCGTCACCAACAACTCCAGCACCTTTTACTGGTGCGAGCTTATCGATTGCTTCCCCGGCAGTCATACCCTTCTTAACCACTAGATTGTAGAACTCCTGTGCGACTCTAGATACACCTTCTTCCATTGATTCTGCACTAGCATTAGGAATACCTTGAGTGTCCAATGATTCTTCTACTGGTTCCTTAACTTTCTTTTTCTTAGGATCATCACTCTCTTTCTGATCCTCTTGCACATCCTCTAAGAATGTTAGAAAATTCTTATCAATGTTTATTTCTTCGTTTAACAATCCACGTTTCTTCATTATTTCTCTCCTTCGTAATAATCGGCTGAACCTGAACTTACACCTTGGGAACTAAATCTTTCTTTTAATTCTCCTTTATCTTCTTTTTTCTGAATTAAATCTAAAAACTTATTCCAAAAACTCTTCTTTTTTATATTCTCTTTTTGTGGCAATGAGGATTTGTCTTTTAATCTCATAGAAACATTAGTTTCTGTAAAGAACGAAGGAACAAAAACAACATTCAAAACATCTCCCCTATTTACACTATTATAGAAGTCATCATTTACAGGAGCAACTGCACCGCCGGGAAGAAGTCGATCATCAAAACCTTCTAATTTTCCAGATACTCGTTCAAGAAACAAAGTAGGAGAAATCTCCCCCATCCTATCTCTTTTCGTATAAATCTTAGCATTCCCTTGTCCTAAAATTTCAAGTTGCTTCTCTTCTTCTTCTGGTAGTTCAGTTGGTTCCTTTTCATTTTCCTCTTCTTCATCTCCATCTACTGCTTCTTTTCCTTTTTGATCTCGTCTTTTCTTAAAATCATCCGCACCTACAAAACCACGATGAGTCTTATTCTCTGTTGACTCTCCCTCTACTTCTTCTAGGAATGAGGTAAGATCTTTACTTACATTCTCGTCCTCTAATAATATTCTTCTTCGTTCCATTATATCTCCTAGTGAATGAGTAGTAAAGTATTATTAACTTCTGGACGAGTAGCAGCATCATCACCGTGACCTGCCCAGACTAAAACATTCCAGTAATTCTTTTTACCTAAGAATTCATCATTCTTTTCCTTAATCATATCCATCATTTCAGGATAAGAGATAAGTGTTTCGCGATCTATTTTCAAATATTTGGCAGTTCTATCCTTCAACACTCCAACATCCTTAGGATCACTAAGGTCAAGAACACTTCCTGCATACTCTGGGAAGTCTGCCTTATCTCTCTTACTCTTATTCTTGAATAGACCAGCAGGGATTACATCTGATTTCTTATCACCACCGATGTCTGCGTCTTGCGTACCACCTGTACTGAAACTAACTACAAAGTTTTCTGGAAGATCTCTATTCTGTAGGTCAGATACCTGCTTGGTGTATGCATAGTGAAGAACATCGGGAGTCTCATTAACAACCTCAAGTACGAGATCAGTGTATGCTTCATTAAAGAAGTCACCAGAGTCATGCCAACGAAGAACCATTTGCATATCCTTCTTTGCCAACTTTGCTGATGTTACCTTGATTTCATCTACTAGTTGTTGCTTGAACTCTTCTGGATGATTCAAGAGATAGTTGAGTACTGAACCTGTTAGGATTGATGGAGAAGGGAACATAATATATCCACCCTTGATAGCATAGCAGAACCTCTTACATTTATCTGCGGATGGACAGGTTCTTACAAGTTTGAACTCTTTGTCTGCTTCATCATACCATAGACCATGATAGGCAGGAAGTCCATAGTTAAAGAAGACTTTATTATCTTCACCAGACTTTTTAATCTTAGCATTTTGTTTAAGTAATTCTTTAGGTTTCTGAGTTAGGATACTAATTAACTTTGAAATATCCCACTCTTCGTTATTTTCATCAACCAAACCCTTGACTGTAGAATTATGAATAAGTCTTTGAGTCTGTTCAGCGTTAGCAATACCTTTTCTCTTAGCTTTAAGATCTGTAGGATCAATAGTCTTATAGTTTACATTACGAAGTGCTGCTGCTGCGTCAATTTCATCTACCTGTTCAAGTTCTTCAAGAAAGTTGTCGAGGACATCGAATCCTTTTTCCTCCTTTGTTAGTTCTGATGGAGGTGCGGGAAGTTCATCAAGAGCATCATCAAGAGAACCCATAGCAAAGTCATCAATCATATCATTAGCACCCTTTGCTTCTTCTAGTTCTTCTTCATCGACTTCTTTTTTTTTAAAGGTAGGTGTTGGGTCTTCATCTGCTACTCCACCAGTTTCGCATCCACATTCATCTTCATTATATTTTATATCACCTTTATCTTTAGGATCTCTTTCATTATTTTTCCAACCAGAATCAGAACTCTTCCAATCGATTCCTCTATCTTCGGATTCTTTACGAGCCATTAGAATTTGAAACCTTTGATTACCACCTGATTTATTTTCATCTGCTTGAGCTAGATGTACAACAAAATTATCACCAAAGTCTTTTAGTTGTTCGATAACTTCTTCTTTTGTTTTTCCATACATAAATTTTCTAAATGAATTAGAGTCTACCGTATTCTTAAACTTTTGATATATCTTTTCAAGAACCCCCTCTTCATCAATTTTTTCTTCTGGTGGACAATTAGGACCATTAGGCCCTCTAGGACCAGAACCATCTCGTGGACGACCACCTCTACCTCTATCGGTGATCTTGACTTCCCCATCCTCTTCTTCAATCTCTTCATCATCCCCTTCATCATCTTTCTTCTTGCCTTGTTTCTTTTTGATAGCATCTTGTAGAGCTTGAGGAAGTTTTTCTATCCCCTCATCGATCTTCTTAATCTCTGCTTCTTCTCCAGTGGGATTTTGTTCTACTTCTTCGAGAAAACCAAGAAGACCATCACTAACATATTTCTCTTCGTCGAGACTCTTGTACATTTTCTTAAACGGGCTTCGCATTATTAACTCCTATTTCTTCTTAGAATTGTCTTAAAATAAAACACTAGTATTATTTAGACTTATAAACAAAGATTACAACCATAAAATATGGATTCTTATAACTAAAAAGTTACAACCAAAATTACAACCAAAGTTACAACCAAAAATGACAACCATTATTACCACCCATATTAACACCTCGATTCATCTGGATATGAAACCTTATTACAACCACCCTAATAAGAATGCGTAGGTGATCTAATTAAAACGATAACACTCAAAAGGTTGTACAACATCTCCCAACCAATACGATTTCTTAAAACGCATTAGAATCTGGTATACTTTTAACCCAAAAACACATATAGAAATGGGTCAAAACTACGTTCTCTATTCGCGAATGACGAATGACAATTCAACATATATTAGGATACTCTGCGTGGTAATTGCTGTAACTACTTGATGTATCAATAGGTTAGAGGATTCGGTATGTGTAAATTGGATATCACGAATTGTATCAAGGTTATCATCATGTTGTACAATCTGGTTTGTATAGTCTATACTCAATATCTTTGTATAATTTTTAAAATAAATCTTATTTTGTACTTGATTTTCTGTACTTTTGTGGTATAATATAGGTATGAGTAGAGGAGATAGACGATGACTAATGAAAATGAGTGTAATAACGATTGCGAAGAATGTCCCCATTGTGAAATTGATATTGATATTCGTGGGGTTGATTCTTCTGTAGTTTGTAAGAAGTACAATAAAGAAGTCGGATGCGTGATTGACGATCTTGACTATGAGGGAAATTCAATTCAAAGAGTTTGGTGGAAATAAAATAAAAAAGATCTTGCAATTCTGTACTTTTGTGGTATAATATAGGTATGAGTAGAGGAGATAGACGACGACTAAGAAATTGATAAAAACTTTATCTGGTAGAATCGTCCTCCATGTTGTTATTGTGTTTGACCATATAAACCACTTTCGCAATCCGCATTTTTGTTTTTTGGTTCTGCTTTTGTTAGATTTGTTTAAGGAATTGGATAATGTCAAAACGTCAAGGATATCATGAACATACTGAAGTCTGTGCAATGTGTAAGTATTCTCAGCATGTGGGATGTGAGAATGCCACAGCATGTAGAGTAGACTATCCAGAACATTATGATGAAGATGATTGCGTATCCGAAGATCATAACATCGCGAATCATGTTGAATCTTATGGTACTTGTAAATCTTTTGAAAAATGGGATGTATA